CGCCTACGCCGACGCCTACGCCGTCGCCAACGCCGCCATCGTCGCCGCCAACGCCGTCGTCCGCATCGCCTACGACGCTGCCATCGACGACGCCTACGCCGTCGCCAACGCCGCCTCCCGCGCCGCCTACGCCGACGCCCGCGCCGCCTACAACGCTGCCATCGTCGCCGCCAACGCCGCCCGCGACGACGCCTACGCCGCCGCCAACCGCAAGTAGCACGCGACCACCACCGAGCCGGGGTGGTTCCCCGGCAGCACGCACAGGAGGACACGACGATGACGACATGGACAGCAGACCAGCCTGAGTCTGACGGCCTTGTACCGATCAAGTGGAGTGCCACGCTCACATCGCAGACGCTGACGTTCTCTTGCCACACATCGCTCCGCTCCGGCGCTTGGTATCCGGGCACGCACCGCTCGGCCTCGGCTGCATACGGATGCGCCGAGCGCGAAGCCAACCGCCGCAACATGAGCGCGCAGTGACCATCACAGTTCCGGCCAGCGACGCCAACGCCGTGGCCTTCGCCGCGCTCGCCGCGATGAGAGCCGCCGAACGGCTCACCACGCAGGAGCCATCGATGACCGAGCATGACCACACGCACCCGATGAAGGTACTAACCGCCGACCAGATCACCGACGCGTTCGTGGAGTGGTTCTACGACACCGCGATAGAGGGATGGTACGAGGACGACCCGATTGACTGGGATGGAGCCATCAACCGGGCCGAGGATGACGACCACGACTTCGGGCCGCAGATGGATTCACCTGCCATTCTGAAACTCCAGCGCAAGGTGCGAGCCATTCGCCGCGAGGAAGGGTATTAGCATGACTAACCTACGGATTGAGTATTGGGCGGACGGCACGAGGGGGGTAAGGGAGGTAGATGTAGACACCGCAGTGGATGCTGCGCGTTGGATGTATCTGAACCTGAAAGACTGGTGTGTGGACGAGGACATTCGCGTTTACATCGACCACGAGGAGGTGGCCGAGCAGGGGTAAGCGCACGCAGCCTTCACACATGGAGCCGGGTCGGAATCCCAAACCAAAGCCGCTGAAATAACCCAAAATAAACCCTAGAATCGCGTCTGACCGGCTTGACAAGCATGTTGAGCATGGTATAATTAGTTTGTAAACGAGACGACGATGCAAGGGAGACTGCAATGACTACCACTGAAACCACTGAGCGAGTACGGTGCGCGCTTTGCGAGCGGTGGATCACATTTGGTGAGTTTGGTACGGGAACGCTGGCCGACTACAAGGTGATGAAGTACGGCGAACTCCAGTACATCGAAATCGCTCATCGCGATTGCGTGATGGCGCTCGAAAACACAAACGGCTGGGAATGGGACGGCGAGTAACCATGACAACCAACCGCATTACGGACGAGCAGGAGGAGGACGCGATGCGCGTTCTCCGCCACTCTTACTGGGAGTCAGTGCTTGACATCGCGCAGGACATCGCGAGCGACCACGAACTAAGCGCCGATGACGTATCCGACCGCATCGCGGAGAGTGTGGACGGCTCGCAGTGGATTATCTACACATGGCGGGCGCGCCTTGTGCGGAGCCTGTCCGACCACGGCGACGCCTGCGAGGAGTACGGGTTTGACGACCTCGCCCGTGCCAGTGACGGACTCGACGCCGTCATCACCGCCGCCGCGTACGCCTCCATGCACGAAGATGTGCGCGATGTGCTCGACCACATGACCGCCGCTGCCAAGTAACCGACCACGCAATCACGTCTAACCGGCTTGACAACTTGTGCTGGACATGAGATAATCATCTTATCAAGCGAGACGACGAAGGAGACGACAATGACCCCAACCACGATGAAGACGGCGTACCGCCGACATGAAATCATTGAGGCGCGCGACACGCGCGGCACGTTCTACCGCGTCCTCGGACACGTCTGGCCGGGGAGCACGGGCATCAACGCCGTCGCGTTACACGCCATCGCGCGGGACGAGGTGGACATCTGCATGGACGGCGACCGCGACGGGCGCGACTGCCCAGTGGAGGAGACGAAGTGATTGACGCACCCCCGATATTCTTCCTCGTACTCGGCATTCTGCTGGGTGTTGGCGGCATGACGCTGATAGGGCAATACGTAAACTGGCCGCGCTAACGCAGCGGCGAAGAGGGAGCCACCATGAAATTGACAGACATCTACCAATGCGAGCGCGCAGAAGGTCAGCACCGTGGACGCTGGATTATCCAGACCTATCACCCGACTGGGATGCCATACGCGGACGAACTGTGTCCGCACTACCCATCGCGCGAAGCCGCGCGTGAGGCCGTGCGGCAGGCCGCTTACGCGCTCTCACTCTACCGCGCGTAGCCTGCCGTTCCTCATAAACCCTAGAATCGCGTCTGACCGGCTTGACAACGTGTGTGGAGCATGGTATAATTACTTCAATGAACGAGACGAGGAAGGATAGACCAATGAACCAGCACCAGTACATCGACGGCAAGGTTGTACGGGTGACAACCCTTGAGCAGACCGCGAGGCTGGAGCGCGCTCTCAAGTTTGGCAACCTGCTCCGCATGAAGCGTGTCAAGGTAGACCCGACTGAGCCGCAGCAATACCAGTTTGTAGACAGCGCCGGAACTGTACAGGCCGATGCGGTCAAGACTGGAGACCACCTCGACAACTTCCCGTGGTCGTGGGTTATCGAGTTCGACCACAGCGGCCCGCGTGGGAGTGTGGATCAAGAGTCCACGCTGGATGCCTGCAAGCGGGAAATCGCCGAACGCTGGAAGCACCGGGTGCGGTAAGCACCGAATCAAACGAGACGATGAGGAGCCAGATGAACACCAATGAGCCGACTGGAAGTTTGACGGGACTAGAAAAGACCTTGCTTCTGCAATGGTTTATGTATCGGCTTTCTCTTGAAGATCGTCGGGTGCTGATGACAGAACTGCCTGTTGCGTACAGGCACCTTATCGGCACCGACCGATGACGTTCGATGGGTACGCGGATTGGACGATAGACAAGCCGATGACTTTCGACGAGGAGGCGGACTGGACGCTGGTGCCGGAAGGCTTGCACGGCGGTTTGAGGGGATATGTAATGCTCCACATCGAACCGGGTGGGTTTATGTCAGCAGTGTTGCGAAATGATTTGCTTGGGGCGGTGCAGAACGGTGATACCGAGAGCAGGGCTTACCTGTCGCGCATAGTCCAGTTCCTGTATTGGTCTATCCCGTCCAGCGCATGGGGCACCCCGGAGGCCGTCGAGCAGTGGCTTGCCGTGGATATGGGCGATACCTGTTTGGCGAAGGAGGCGTAGATGCCCGACATCATTTTCGACACCCCCGAGCAGATCGCGTTCTTCCAGTTGGCCGCGCGCAAGGGTGCGCTGAAGTTGTGGATCAATACCGGTATGCAGATGTCTCGCGGAGGCGCAATCCTCTCGACTTGCAAGAAGGTCTACGGCCTGAAGGGGAACAAGCACCAGATTCTGGCCCAGATGGAGCAGATGGTCGACGATGCAATCGCGGCCCGCTAATAGATAGCCCTAACCGGCACATGGTGCCGGGATTTTAGATGATTTGGAGGCGGTTTCACGCTAGTCTGGAGCCGCCTTGTTGAGTGTCACTGAATCTAGAAAGGCCAAAGTTGACTCCTAAAAGCCCGTGGCGCTCACGCATCGTCGGTTTCGGCGAGGAAGACCCTACCCAACTTCTCGCGAATCCGATGAACTGGCGCATCCATACCCGGGAGCAGGAGGCTGCGCTGCGGGACGTCCTGAACCGTGTCGGCTGGGTCGATGACATCGTTGTGAACCGGACTACTGGCCGGGTCATTGACGGGCACCTGCGGGTATCGGCGGCAATCTCCAGCGGAGAACTAACGGTGCCGGTGTCCTACGTTGACCTGACGGAGGACGAGGAGAAGTTGGCGCTGGCGGTGCTGGATCCGAGCAGGATGCTGGCGGCGCAGGATGACGCCATGATTCTCGAACTGTTGTCCTCTATCACGCGGTCGGTTTCTGAGGTTGGCCTAAACGCGCTCCTAGCCTCAATTACGCGTGAACCCCCAGCGTTTGCCCCGTTACCCCCACCCGATGAAATGGAGTTGCTGTCGCCTCTGGTGAATCTGGTGTGCCCCGGATGCGGGGCTGAGTTCGCCATCGAGCGGTCACTGGCAGAGGAGGGCACTAATGGCTGATTGGGAGAACCGCATTGTTGGGCACGGCGAGGAAGACCCTGCCCTTCTGAAGGCCAACCCTCGTAACGCTCGCCGACATTCGGCCTATCAGCGGCAGGTCGTCACCGACATGCTGGACAAGGTCGGCTGGGTAAAGGACGTGGTAATCAACAGGCTGACGGGTCTGGTTGTGGACGGACATCTCCGGGTCGACCTCGCAGTGGAGCGCGGCGAGGCGCTGATTCCCGTGAAGTACGTTGATCTGTCCGAGGAGGACGAGGCGCTTATCCTCGCGGTGCTCGACCCGCTTAGTGCGATGGCGGGCACCGACAACGAGATGTTATCTGACCTGCTCCGGGACATTCGGCAGGATGACGCCCTCGGAGCGATGCTGGAGGGCATGGCGCGGATGGCTCGCCCGCAGTTCACGGACTTCGCCCCGCCGGAGCCTCCCTCGAACGAGGTTATTGCTGAGGCCGAGGTAGCGAGGGATAGCAAGATGCGGGAGCGCGCAGAGGGGCGACGCGAGCGCCTGCTGGACGTGACGTGCCCCCACTGCTCGCTAGAGTTCGGCATCGAGCGGGCGCAGGTGCTGCTCGATAACCCTGATCGAGAGTTGTCATGACAAGTCGGTAGTAACCTGCGATAATGTACTTAGAACGAGACGAAGACGAAGGGCTCAAGATTGGCGATGCACTTGTGGCGTGAGCCTGATTACGTCGAGGATGAGGAGTGGCTTCATGAGTTTATCTCCGGGGCCGGTTGGAAGTTCGCGAAGACCATGCCGCAGTCGCCGCATTGGTACACACTTCGCCGAGATAACACCCAGAGTGACTTTGACCGGGCCGTCATGGCGATCAGGAAGCATGGCTTTTCTTCGCGCTATGGCGGCGTCGATTACACGATCTTGGTGGTTGATGAGTACAAGTATTGGACGATGGGGTGGCCGCTGCATTCGGCGGCCTGCCCCGCTACTGGGCGTGGTGCTGATTGCCATTCGGCGAATTGCACCTATGTCTTGAATCGGACGTTTTACCAACCTCCGTGGTAGACTCCTAAATACCATCTCAGAACCTGCGGGGGCGCGGGGCGAGCAACGGAGGCCACGAATGCCGGATGGGGCCGCCTACCATTCTGCTGTGAAGCATGTTTCGAGATTGCAGGACTCCCCGCCCGTTACCCGCGCGACCGTGGGCGGCTCTGTTGCCCTCGTGTCTAATTTGCTAGATGGCCTCGCCCCAGAGTTTCTTACCTGCGATTTGCTCTATCTAGAGCCACCGTGGCCCGCCGGGTTTCGCGAGTTCAATCGTAGAGCGGGCATTACGGACGAGGCCCGGTCTCACGGGGCTCTCGTTTCATTGATCGGCTCTCTTGCTTCCACATTGCCGTTTCCTGTCGTCGTTTCCGAGATGGGGATTCCTTCTCGCCGTCGCCTTGAGTCATTCAGTCCAGATTCAATGATTGAATCATCGCTGCCTCCACATTCGATGCGCCCGATCCGTTTTTATGGCTGGCGTATCGAATTGCCGCAGGCCGTTGATTCACGGGATCTTGTGCGCTCATTTGCTGGCACCTATCACCGGATAGGTGATCCGTGCTGCGGATATGGGCGCACCGCGCTCGACTTTCTCGGCGCTGGAGGCGGCGAGGTAGTGATGTCCGATATAAACGCGGACTGCATTGGGTATATAGCGCAGAACCTTGAGGGGTGGCGGCAGCATGGCTGATTGGAGTTATGGAGATGCTGGTGACCGAATCCCAGTCGGGTTTGGGGAGCAGTGGCGCGTAGGCGACCATCGACTGCTTTGTGCCGATCAGGAGTCAAGCGCAGAGGCAATTCGGCAGTTTGTTGCCCCTGCGTCCGGCGGCCTCGTATATGTTGACCCTCCGTGGGACAACGGGAATGCGAGGTCATTTAGGACGAAGTCCGGAATTGATGGGAGCAAGGGTAGGCAGGTCGTCTTGAGCGGCCTCCTAGAGAAACTCGTATTACAGACCGCAACCCTTCGTCCGTCGGCGGTGTTTTACGAGATGGGCTTGCTCAACGCCGATATGTTGGCGGATTTGTTTGCCCAGCAGTTCCCGGGCGCTGTGCAGCATAGGTATCCGATCGTTTATTACCGCAAGCACCCGTGCGTGCTGGTGCAGGTTTACGGAGAGCCTCTCCCCTCGCTGTCTGGCAAGGATGACGAGAACACACCGGGACTCGTCATGGACGCCCTGCGCCCGTCGACCGTGGTAGACCTATGCGCTGGCCGAGGGGGAACGGCGGTCGCTGCCGCAGAGCGGAACATCAGGAGTTGGGGAGTCGAACTGAACCCGCGTCGGATGGCAGTGGCTCTTGACAAGTTGTCCAAGTTGACCGGCCAGCCCCCTGAGCGCGTTGCTTGAAGGTTTATGAGAAGGGCAACGTCTATGAGGCGGCGCTCGACCGAATCCGCTGGCTTTTTGACGAGTTCCCCAATGTCGTCTGCACCTACAGCGGCGGCAAGGATTCGACGGTTTGCTTCAACCTGTCGCTGCAGGTAGCGCGTGAGAAGAATCGCCTGCCGTTGCAGGTGATGTTCCTCGACCAAGAGGCGGAGTGGCAGTCAACGGTCGATCAGGTTCGCAGGGTCATGTACCACCCAGATGTAAAGCCGTTCTGGTATCAGGTGCCATTCGTCCTGTTCAATGCCACCTCCACGACCGATCACTGGCTGAATTGCTGGGATCCAGACCGCGAGGCGGATTGGATTCACCCGAAAGACCCGATCTCCATCAAGGAGAACATCTACGGGCAAACCCGGTTCACCAAGATGTTCGGCGCTGTGGCCGCAGTCGACCATGCCGGGAAGAAGACGGCTTATATTGGCGGCGTCCGCACCGAGGAGTCGCCAGCGCGCTTTGCTGGATTGACATACGACGCCACCTACAAGTGGGTGACATGGGGCAGGCTGAACAATAAGGTCGGCCCGATGTTCACTTTCTACCCGATTTACGACTGGTCGTATCTGGATGTCTGGAAGGCGATCCATGAGCACGGCTGGGAGTACAGCAAACTTTATGACGCGATGTACCAGTACGGCGTGCCGGTATTGAAGATGCGTGTGTCTAACGTCCACCATGAGACGGCGGTGGCTTCACTATTCATGATGCAGGAGATCGAGCCGGAGACGCACAATCGGGTGGTTGCGAGGCTGTCTGGCATCGACATGGCGTCGAAGATGGGCAAGGCGGATTACCAGCCGACGCAACTCCCGTTCATGTTCAGTGACTGGCGAGAGTACCGCGACTACCTGCTTGACCACCTGATTGAGAACCCAGACTGGAAGGTGCGCTTCACCACGATGTTCGCCCGGCATGACCGGGCGTTCGGCGAGGAACTGGGCGAATCAAAATATAAAGGCCACGTCCATGCGATCCTTGTAAACGACTGGGAGGGCGTGACTCTCGGGAATATGCTGAACACGAACCTCGGCATCCAGCGTCGGCGGAAAAAAGAGCGGGACGCCGAGCAGGAGTTGATCTAGTGCTGAAGCGAGTATCCGCCGTTCCGCATGTTGCCGAGGAATCCATTGCGGCAGATGTTGCCGAGAATGTGGAGTCTGCCCCGGGATCGCTGGCCGACCACCCGATCGCCGACGTTCGCTGGGTTCCAATTGATAAGGTTGAGGCCAACGATTACAACCCGAATGTCGTCGCCCGGAACGAACTTCGCCTGCTTTACCTGAGCATCAAGCAGGACGGCTACACGCAGCCTGTGGTCACGGTGTACGACAAAGAGCGAGACAAGTACGTTGTGGTTGACGGGTTCCACCGCACGCTGGTGATGCGCTACCACGAGGACATCCGCGCCTCGACCGGCGGGCTGCTCCCGGTGGTGGTCATCGACAAGAGCATCAACGACCGGATGGCATCGACGATCCGGCACAACCGGGCGCGCGGGAAGCACAACGTCGCAGGTATGGCGAACATCGTGTTCGAGATGCTCCATAACGGCTGGACGGACGAGGAAGTCTGCGCCGAGATGGGCATGGAGGCGGATGAGTTGATTCGCCTGAAGTACGTTACGGGCTTCTCCAAGTTGTTCGAGGATGTCGAATATGGGCGGTCTTGGCAGACACGACGCATGATCCGCATCAAGCGCGATTACGCGGCAGGAGAGCAGAATGACAACGGATAAGAAGCAGCGCCCCAACACCGGGGAATGGCGAGGCGTTTTTATTGCTGCACTTCGCAATAGCGCGAACGTGCGCGCGGCCTGCCAGCAGGCAGGAGTCAGTCGGGCGATGGCCTATAAGGCACGCTCTGAGTACCGGAGATTCGCCGCCCAATGGGACGAGGCGCTGTCGGATGCCGTGGATTACCTTGCCGGAGAGGCTTGGAGGCGTGCCTCCGTATCCGACACCCTGCTTATCTACCTGCTGAAGATTCACGGCGGGGCATTCTGGAGGCAGGACGGGCACAGCCGCGTCGACGTTACCTTCGAGGTGCGCGAGGAGACGGAGAGGCTCGCTCGGGCGAAGGGGCTCACAGAAGCCGAGACGGCCTCCGCTGTCGAGGAGGCCGTCAGACTCGCGACTGGCGGATAGCCTATGTCTCGCGCGCTAGACATCGCAGCCGCCGCTGTTACGGTGCAACTCCGCTCGCGCGGCAGGGTTCCGGTCGACTACATTTCCGATCCGAATGGCTTCGCCAGCGATCGGCTCGGGCTGTTTCTTTGGTCAAAGCAGCGCGAGATTCTGGATTCCGTCACCGTCAACCGCCACACGGCGGTTCGGGCCTGCCACGACTCGGGGAAGTCGATGGTGGCTTCGGTGGCCGCAGCATGGTGGCTAACCGTCCACCCTCCGGGCAGCGCATTCGTAGTTTCTACCGCTCCGTCGTGGACGCAGATCAGGGCGATTCTGTGGCGCGAGATCAATCGCCGCCATCGGGAGGGGTCGCTTCCCGGTCGCATGAACCAGTCAGAGTGGTTTATCAATAACGAACTTGTTGGCATGGGTCGTCGCCCGCCGGACTGGGATACGAGCGCCTTTCAAGGCATCCACTCCGAGCATGTCCTCGTAATCATCGATGAGGCGGATGGGGTGCCCGAGTCGATCTTCAATGCGGTTGAGACGATTACCACGAACGAGAAGTGCCGCATCCTTGCGATCGGCAACCCGGACAACCCGCAGTCCTACTTTTCTGGTCGGCAGCGACCCGGCACTGGCTGGCACACGATCCACATCGATGGGTTCGAGACGCCCAACTTCACGGACGAGGCGATACCGGAGACGCTCCGCCCGCTGCTGCTGTCGCCCATTTGGGTCGATGAGCGCAAGGCTGAATGGGGCGAGGATTCGCCGCTTTACGTCGCGAAGGTTCGCGGCGAGTATGCGATGGACGCCGATTCTGGCGTGGTGCCACTTTCATGGGTGCGGGAGTGCCAGCGACCGGAATTGGTGGATTCGGATCTACTTGAGCGGTTCTTCACCGACCAGTTCGACGTTGCGGCGAGGCTGGAGATCGTCAAGACGCAGGATTCGACGACACTGCGCGCGTTAGCGGAATTACCTGATGCGACGGAAGCGATGAAGGAGACAATCGGCGTCACGCTGGCCGAGCGCGACACTCCGGTGGAGTTGGGTGTCGACGTGGGCGCGGGCGGCGATGAGACTGTGATTGTCGAGCGTCGAGGTAAGTATGTAGGCAAGGTCTGGGCCTACAAGACCCCGGACGTTACTCAGGCGGTCGGGCACGTCATGGAGGCGATCCGCGAGACCGGGGCGACGCAGGTCAAGATTGATGCGATCGGTGTTGGCTGGGGCGTTGTCGGGAGGTTGCGCGAATTGCAGCGGGAGGGGCTGCATAAGGCGACCATCGCTTCGATCAATGTGTCTAACCCCTCGGCTACTCCGGATAAGTTCCCGAGTTTGCGTTCGGAGTTGTGGTGGCAGGTAGGCCGGGAACTCAGCCGGACGCATGGATGGGATCTGACAGCGGCGGACGACACAACGATCAACCAATTGATCGCACCGAAGTACATGCTTGATTCGGCTGGGCGCATCAGGGTCGAGCCGAAGCAGGACACCATCAAGAGGCTCGGCAACTCGCCTGACCGGGCTGACGCGCTGCTGCTTGCGTTCTACCGACCGAGGGAAGTCAGGATGCGGTGGCTGACGTAATGGACTGGATGACAATTGCTGGCATTGGGCTGATCAGCATGGCGGCATCCACCGGCGCGCTGCTCGGCTGGTGGATAGCCCGCCGCTTGGGAGCCTTCGCGGCTTTGTTCGATGCCGATGACCGGCGCATGATTGCCGCCATCCTTGTTGCCGCCGGGCTAGCCGGGGGGATGGCGATATTCACGGCGGCAATTGCTGGTGTATCATGGAGGATATTCGTGACACTGAAGTAAGGCTGGCCCATATATGGGTGTATTCGCCGACGTAATCAGACGTGCCCCTTCAATCACCCGTTTACCAGTCAGCGGAGCGGGTCGCCGCCTCGGCTCCATGATGCGAACTTCCACCCCGGAGCAGGTCGCGCAGCAGGCGTTCGAGTCCTTTGCATCCAGCGGATGGATCTTCTCCATCGTCAGCCGTATCGCCAACGGAGCCGCCCGGGTCGACTGGAACGAATACGTCGCTGCTCCCACGGCAAGTCTGAAGACCAAGCGGATGATGCAGAAGAACAACCGGGTCAACCGGTCGGCTCATTTCTCCCACGACCGGATCACCAACCTTATCAAAATAGGCGACCTCGTTGTTGCTGATGACGAAGGCCCGGCGCTTGCTCTCTGGAACAACCCGAACCCGTTTTTTTCGCAGCATGAACTCGTCGAGGTAGTCCAGCAGCACCTCGAACTGACGGGCGAGGCTTACATCGTCATTCTCCGGGATGAATCCGGGCTGCCTGCTGAACTCTGGCCTGTGCGCCCCGACCGCATGGAGGTCGTCCCCGACAACGACAAGTTCGTCAACCTATACGTTTACAAAAACGGCGACGAGCGTATCCCGCTGGCTGCTGAAGACGTGATCTTCTTGCGGATGCCGTCCCCGGTCAGCATGTACCGTGGCATGGGGCCGGTGCAGGCCGTCCTCTTTGACATCGACTCTGACCGTTACGCGTCGCAGTGGAACCGAAACTTCTTCACGAACGGCGCTGAGCCCGGCGGCATCATCGAAGCCCCTGAAGGCTTAGACCCCAGTGAATGGGACAGGCTCACTTCGCAGTGGCGCGAGGAGCATCAGGGCGTTGCCCAGTCGCACAGGGTCGCCGTCCTCGAGAAGGCCAGATGGGTAGACCGTAAATACTCGCATACCGATATGTCATTCATTGACGGCAGGAAGTTGAATAGAGACCTATTCCTCGGGGCGTGGGGCATGCCCGGCTCACTCGTCGGAGTTTCCGAGAACGTGAACCGCGCTAACGCAGAGGCTGGCGAGGTCGTATTTGCCCGGTGGCTTATCGTTCCGCGTCTTGACCGCATCAAGATGGCGCTGAACAGCCGCCTTGTCAGTCAATTCCCGGGCTATGAAGACCGCGTGCTGGACTATGTGAACCCTGCACCCGAAGACCTTGCCATGCACCTAGCCATCGGTATTGGCGCGTACAAGGCGGGTCTCTCGACGAAGGATGAGGGACGAGCCGAGATTGGGCTGCCCCCGGCAGAAGATGGAAGCGGGGCAGACTTCTTTACGCAGCCGCCATCAACGCCGGAGGCGACTGTATCCGACGGCACGCTGCAACTCAGCAAGGCTGCGCCTGAATCTTGGCCGTCGCCGCTCCGAAAAGCGGAGCGAGAGATGGCGGAGGCGTGGGAAAAGCGGCTATCGGATCAAGCCGATATTGCGGTGGAGACGTTGCGGGAGCGGTGGGTCGACGACACGCCGTCGTCCGCCCGTTTAGTAGAGGCCATGCTAGCGGGGTTGGCGTCGCTGTGAGCATCGAGGGCGGCGCTGACGGATACCTTAGCCAGTTGGGATTCAATTCGCTTGACCAATACTCCAAAGCAGTAGCGGCTGAACTGACGGGCGCGTTCAAGATCGCGTTCGAGCAGGAGCAGCCGGGCTTGCCTGCTACCACGGCATTCGCAAGGGCGACCAGTTACGCGAATGCTCGCACCGCTGAACTGATTAGCGCGGATGGCCCGATGAGCCTTACAAGGCTGGCACGGGCAGATCTTACGCGAATCATCGGCGGCGGCCTTGAACGAGGGGACAGCCTCGATTCGATTTCCCGCGCCATCCGAGAATCCGGTGCTTACTCAAAGTCGCGCGCCTCGACCATCGCTCGCACGGAGACCTCCACGGCTATCGGGCATGGGGCGATGTCCGCAGCACGAGAAGTTGGCAGCAAGCAGAAGTCTTGGCTGTCCAGCAAGACTCAGAAGGTTTGCGAGGATTGCGCCGCGAACGCATCGCAACGCTGGATCGGCATCAGCGATTATTTCATCAGTGGCAGCAGCACCATCCCAGCACACCCTAATTGCGAGTGCGACGTCATCTACCGGGGCGAGCAGATAAGCGGTATTGACGCCTCGGAAGGTTTAGGCGGCTCAGAGGACGAAGGCCCGTCGGGGCCATCTCCCCGTGCACCTTCTGGAACGCCGGTTCGAGATCCGGAGGCGGAGGCGGAGGCGGAGGCGGAGGTGGAGGCGGACGGCTTCACGTCGGAGACGTATACGGATTTGCAGAAGTCTGCCGCAGACAGGTACTACCTAGATTACGAGAAGATCAACGGTGCCCTTCGCGGCAAGGGCGGGTCGGTGCCGGGCTCTGTCACCTACGGGCTCGATCAGGCTATCGCTGGGGCGACCTCTGCCGAGGAGATGGTCGTGCATCGTGGGATGAATCTGTCTGCAAAGGAGTTGGAGAAGTTCAAGGTGGGCCGTGTCATGTACGACCCAGCGTATCTCAGTACGACGAGTGATTACGATGTCGTTGAGCGGTTTACTGGCGGTCGCGCCCAGTCTGGTAACCCCGAAGCCCCGATAAGTGGTGTGGCGGTTACGATGTCGATTACGGTTCCTCCCGGAACTTCTGCTTTGCCAATGGATAGGGTGCTGCCCAGTGGAAATCGCGGGGAGTCTGAGATCCTCTTTGGGCGTGGTACCAAGTTGCTGATCGAGTCCGTCAAGACGACGCCAGAGGGCACCTCCATATATGTGAGGATCGTCAAATGACCAGTCGGTTTATCGGCGAAGACGGCGATTTCCTGTTCGAGGAGCCGTCTAAAGCGACGGCTAATGGTGGAGAGATGCTTGTTACTTCACGCTGCCCGAATGACGGCAAACTCCTAAAGGCTGCTCCGCATCCGGCAAGCGTCGAACTGTGGTGCCGCCGGTGCAGGCGGAGCGTCCTGCCGGTCGGCGTAGAAATGCAAGTCAAGGCCCGAGTTGATGTGCCGTCATATATCAGCGCGAACGCGGAGCGCGGGCTTGCTTGGAACGCCGAGGGATTGGCAGGGGACGGGTTGGTAGACAGGACGGTGCGTGAGGCGCGCGAACTTGCGGCTGGGTCAGTGACCGAGGACAAGGTGCGCCGGATGTCCGCATGGTTTGCTCGGCACCTCGTCGACCTCGACCGACCACAGAACAGCAATCCCGACAACGAAGACTATCCGGGGCCGGGTGCGGTCGCGTGGGCGCTTTGGGGCGGGAGCCCTACAAATCCACGGCAGGCGATGAATTGGGCAGACGCTAAGGTAGCGTCCCTCGACCGCGCCGAGCAGTGAGGCGATCGCCTATCAAGGCAAAGAGATTCAGGGGATCCGAGCATTGGCCTGCCCGAGCGGCATGGGTGAAGTCGAGGATCTGCGCTGCCGTGGAGTTGGGCGGGTGCTGGGGGCAGATGACAGTCCACGAGCCGTGGACGAAGGCGCGAGGCGGCCCAACCGACGACGAACGGAATTGGCTTGCGCTTTGTATCGAGCATAACCGGCTGGTTTCGCAAGATGCCGAAGTCATGCGCTGGGCGAAGGATCGCGGATACCTCATCAGCGCCGCCGCTGGCCCGGCATGGCTTGAGGCTGGAGGTTTGCAGGCGAGCCCTAGCGACTTATTGACAAATATGTGATACTGATCTTGTAACTGAGCCGTGCGCTGGTCGCCAGTCTCTTTACATAGTGGCCTTCGTGCCCGTCCTATTTCGCTGCGAGTGCAGCGGGTAGGGCGGGCTTTTTTTGTTTATGAGGTGACGAGTGCGCCATAAGGTATTCCGGCCCGAAACCAAGATGCTCGATGAGGCTCGCGGCACGGTGCTTGCGACCATGTCTGACGAGTCGAGAGACCGCGATGGGGACATCATCCGGGCATCCGGATGGAACCTCGACGACTTCCTCGCGCACCCAGTGCTGCTGTCTTCGCATAACTACGGCAGCCTGATGCAGCAGATCGGCAAGTGGAACAACACCAGTTCCATCGACGGGAAGTTGGTCGGCGAGGCCGAATACTTCATTGGCAAGGGCAACCCCGAGGCCGACTGGGGATTCGAGTTGGTGCGTCGCAATCAGGCGGCGTATTCGGTCGGGTTTATCCCCGGCGATATGAAGGAGATGCGTGGCGGCGGCATCGAGTTTCTGAACGGTCACAAACTGCTTGAAACGTCACACGTCACTGTGCCCAGCAACCCCGCCGCGCTTCAGCAGATGGCTCACGCCATCAAGGGGATGCCGGGGATGCTTCCGGTCATGGAGATTATCGAGGAGATGGCGCATGACCAAATGAATCAGGTCAAGGACGTGATGCGCGGGCGCGCCGACGTCAAGGGCGTGAGCAGTGACCTGCTTCTGATGCTCAATTCCGGCCTGTGTCAGATGCCCGATTGCGACATGCTCGACACGCTAGTGGTGGCGCTTTGTCGCCATCACCTTGCCGCGTTCTATGAGTTGGCTGAATACGGCACGGATCAGGGCGAATACGGCACGGATCAGGGCGAATCCGACGCCGCTGAAATGCTGCCGTCAGGCACTTACGCGGAGGTTCCCCCCGGGGAAGTAACTATGGAGGAGGTTCCCCCAGAGGAAGTTCCGGCGACCATCAACCCAATGGGAATGAGCCTAGACCTTGAGGCGCTGCTCACCCGTAGTTTCGCGGAGGTTCGATAATGCCCGAGATCACGACCGAGACTGGACTCAACGAACTGCTCAACGAGGACGGCGCGCTGGCGAAGGCCATCACCGGCAAGATGAGCGACTGGTGGAACACGACCGGCGAAGCCGCGAAGGCGTCGTTTGACGAGCACGCGAAGTCGCACGCGAAGTCGCTGCTTTCGTCCAGTAGCACCAAGCGCCTCCCGTATTCGACCGCAACCCGGAGCAACCGTGCTCCCGGCGCTACGCTGGACGGCAAGTTCGAGCGACTGGGTGACTTCCTCCAGTCCGTGTACAAGGCCAACAACGGACGTGGCGTCAACGAGGGTCTGCTGACCGTCGGTGACAGCGGCATCGTCAAGGCTGCCCTCGCCGAGGGTGCTGGCGACACCGGTGGCTTCCTCGTTCCCGAGGAGTTCCGCTCGGAACTGCTCTCGCTGGCGCTTGAGACCTCCATCATGCGCCCGCTCGCGTTCACCATCCCGATGTCGTCCTCGACGATGCGGATGCCGACCATCAAGGACACCAGCCACGCTTCGAGCGTGTTCGGTGGCGTGGTCGCCTACTGGGAGTCGGAGGCTGCGACCCTCTCCGAGAGCGAGCCGACCTTCTCGCAGATGCAGTTGGTCGCGAAGAAACTGACCGGCTACACGGTCAGCAGCAACGAACTGCTCTCGGACTCGGCCATTGGGCTGGAGGCCGTGCTGCTCCAGTTGTTCCCGCAGGCGATTACGTTCTTCGAGGACGAGTCGTTCATGAACGGCACCGGAGTCGGACAGCCGCTGGGCATCCTCAACGCGGCGTGCAAGGTGACCGTGGCGAAGGAGTCGGGGCAGGCTGCCGCGACCATCCTTTACGAGAACCTCAACAAGATGTACTCGCGGATGCTCCCGACGTCGCGAGCGCGCGCCGTATGGATCGCGAACATCGACACCATGCCGCAACTGGCGGCGATGAGCCTCGCGGTCGGCACCGGTGGCTCGGCTGTGTGGATCGGTTCAGGTGGTGCTCAGGGCGCGTTCCCGATGACGCTCTGGGGCCGCCCGATCGTCTTCACGGAGCACTGCCAGACGCTCGGCACCGAGGGAGACATCTACTTCGTTGACCCGTCGTACTACGTCATCGGTGACCGGCAGGAACTGTCCGTGGCGTCCAGCCCGCACGTCAAGTTCACGACGGACGAGACCGTTTGGCGCTTTGTTGAGCGGCTCGACGGTCGTCCGTGGCTGGAGTCGGCACTCACGCCTGCTCACGGCTCGAACACCCTGAGCCCCATTGTGACGCTGGCCGTTCGCTCCTAGTAACTCCCGAAAGGAGTCAGTCATGGCTTACCCGCTGCCCCTCGGCAATGTTCTCGACATCATCCCCGCGATTATCCCGGTCGACCTTCAGACCGCAGCCAACAACGGCGACTACGTCAAACTGACGAATGCCGCTGGCGTCATGTTCGTTGTGTTCAAGGCTGCTGGTACTGACGGTGATGACCCGGTCATCAGCATCGCGCAGGCACAGGACGCGTCTGGCACCGGCTCGAAGGCGCTGACTGCTATCCGGCGAATCTTCCTCAAGGAAGGCACGCTGACCGCTGTTACCACTTGGACGGAAACCGAGGCCGCCAGCAACCCCGGGTCTACTTACACGATGGATGGCACATCGGCGCAGAGTCAGGCGCTGGTCTGCTTCTACGTTCAGGCGTCAGACCTTGACGTCGAAAACGGGTTCGACTGGGTGCGGATGGTTATCGCCGACACCGGCAGCAACGCTCAGTTGGGTTGCGGTCTCTACATCCTCGTCGGCCTCGGTTACCCGAGTGCCCCGGCGAAGTTGTCCAGCGCAATCTCTTAGGAGTCTGAAAATGCCGCTCGCACCCTGCAAGGATTGTGGTTCCCGGTTCTGTTCTGCAAAGAGCGAATGGGTCTGCATCCACACAGGGCGCGAGCGGCAGGCTCACTCCATCGTGAAGCAGGCTGCGGTGACGATGGATAAGCAAGTCCACACCGCGCCAATGTCGAAGGGTTTGCAGTAATGCCATTCCCGCCCGCATCGAAGTACGGCAAGCCGAAGCCCGCGCCGAAGCCGACGCCGAAGCCGACGCCGAAGCCCTAGAAGTCATAGCCGAGCCACGGCTCAACCCGAAAGGTATGGTCTGAAATGCCCGTTACGAACGTCCGAAGCACTTGGTCTAGCGGCAACCTCCTCTTCACTGACAGCGCGTCCACGGCGACGAACCTCGCGGTTGTCGACGCGACGAACCTTCTTCTTACCCACGCTGGCAGCGGAATCGGTTACTCGGCTGGCGCTGGCGGCGTTGTCACGCAGGCGACGAACCGGACGACGGGCGTCACGCTCTCGAAGGCGACCGGACAGATTACGACGAACACCACTTCGCTGGCGGCTGGTGCCGAGGCGGAGTTCACCGTCACCAACACGCTGGTTGGCGCGACTGACGTCATCATCCTCAACATCACCCCGGGCGGCACTGGCACGCCGTTCGCGTTTGTGTCCACCGTTGCGGCTGGCTCGTTCAAGATCACGGTTACGAACCTGCACGCATCGACCGCAGACACCAGCGCGGACGTGATCAACTTCGCAATCATCAAGGGTGTCATCGCCTAAGACCCGCAGCGTCACGGGCGGCCAGTGTGTCGCGCGGGTAGTCGTGGTGCCGAGCCGTCGCCCCCTCAGCGGCTCGGCACCATGCACATAGGAGAAGGTCATGGCTGGAACTGTAGTTGTCACGCACAAGACCTTCCCCTCGATGCGGAAGGTGACGTTTGTCTGGACGTCGAGTTCCGGCGGTGCAGCGGATGGTGCTACCACGCTGCCGGTCGACGGAGCCATCGCAGCCGTTTATCAGGTGCCCGACGGGGGTGGAACGCAGCCGACCAACGCCTATGACATCGTCCTGACCGACTCGGACAGCATTGACGTGCTGAACGGTAACGGGGCCAACCTGTCCAACTCCGCGAACACCCTCACCGCGACCGGTCTGCTGCCGGTGTCGTCCAGCATCCTCACGCTTGCGGTCACCAACGCCGGGAACGCTAAGGGCGGCAAGACCATCGTGTACTACCGATGAGCGGCTACTGGGCACTCAAGTCAATCCTCGATGCCAACCGCATTGAGCAGGCTGCGTATGAGGCGCAGCCCCCTGACGCGTGCCCATACGACGGATCGCCGCTCGTCACGGGTAACAAGGGCGGTGTACGCGACTGCCCAATGGGTGATTACCAGTGGAGAGGCGGGCCGCGACTGACCTAAGTCATATCAACGCTTAGGTCAGGACGCGCCCGTCTTCCCCAGAAAGCAAGGGAGACGATGTCGAACTGGCTGGTCACTCGCGAGCAGGTCAAACGGGCCGCTCGCCAATATGGTGCTACCGCGATTCCCGACGAGCGAAACCGCGTCATCGACCAGATGTGCGAGTCCTCGTCGCGTTCCGTTGAGCGGGCTTCGCACAGGTTCTATATCCCTCGCGTCGCTACCAGACTGTACCGATGGCCTCAGTGGACACGCGGTTATACATGGCAGTTGCTGCTTGACCAAGACCTGCTTTCGGTGTCTTCCCTACAGTCAGCCGCGCAGAACAGCACGCCGACGCCGCTGACGCATTACTTCCTCGAACCTCAAAGCAGCGGGCCGCCATACGGTTTCATCGAAGTGGATTTGTCGAGTTCCGACACGTTCTCAGCAGGCAACACGCCCCAGCGGTCGATTAGCGTCACCGGGACGTGGGGCTACTCGGCTGACACGCAATCGTCCGGCACGGTCGCATCAGGGTTAGCGTCATCGAGCACCGCGACCTCGTTTGTGTGCAGCGACGCCAGCAAGATTGATGTGGGCGACACGCTCTTGATTGATTCGGAGCAGTTGTTCGTGTCCGAGCGCGCGCCGGTTACTACGACGGCCACGCTCAACGGTGCGCTTGCGGCGACCAAGAGCCTTGTATCGGTGACTGTAAGTGACGGAACGAAGGTCAACGCTGGCGAAATCATCCTCGTGGACTCCGAGCGGATGTTCGTCCGCGATGTAGTCGGCAACGTGCTGACCGTCGAGCGTGACTGGGACGGCACCCTGCTGGCCTCTCACCT